CAATATAATTCATTTCGGTATTAATTTGAACAAGAGATTCTATTTCTTGTGCGAAGCGAGCAGGACAAAAGAACTTGCTCTCCATTACCTGTTCTAGTTCATCTTTCGACATTACTTTCTGCCCCAGTATGGTTAGATACAAATTCTTTAATATATCTTACTAATAACTTAATATAGTCCCCTTTGTTCCTTTTGTCAAATACCTTTACTTCACCACCAGGAGTTACCATAATAGTGATAAGTTTTTTAATAGGAATTTCAGTCAGTTCATAATAAGCAGCAGCATAAAAAGTCTCTTGAACAAAATAGTTCTCCAACCACTCTTCAGGCTTAATCTTCTCAGATGTCTTAAAGTCTATTACTGCTAACTCACCTTCATATTCTGCTATACAGTCAACTCTACCTGCAAGACCCAAATATTCAGAATATAAAGTTCTTTCAATAGCATGAATATTATCTATTTTATCTAGATATGGTTTAGCATGATGAAACATAAACTTAGTAAGAGGTTTAAACTCATCCCAGTCAATGTCTTTACCTTTTAAGTATGCCTCTGTCGCTTCATGGAAATCAGTACCACGCGAGGTTGCTTTCTTTGTAATCCTATTTGCCTCCTCGATACCAACTTTCTTTCTCCACTTAGTGAAAATATCCCGATTATAAAAGCTAGTAACTGAAGTGATCGAAGGAACCCAATTGCCATCTGGGAGTTGATAAAGTCTACAACCGGGTGTGTCTTTGTTTTTAAGTTCAATGTCACCTAAGAAATTATGATAGATAAGGGTCATAAACCAAGTTCCAATTTAGAAATAATATATTCTTTAACTAATCCAGAGCGAACAATATCTTCTACTCCAAATTCAATAATATCAACAGATGGCATAAGACGTAAAATCCTCATAAAATCCATGATACCATTTCTTTCATTGGTTTTAACAAGATCAGACTGAGAAGCATCTCCACAGAACATAATCTTAGAATCCTGACCAACTCTTGTCATTATACTATCAAGTTCATGATAATTCAAGTTTTGAAATTCATCTACTATAATAATAGACTTATCAAATGTAGTACCACGAATAAAGGATGTACTCCAGAAATCAATAGTATCCTGTGCTTTTAAATTGCCATATAACATTTCAAAATCTGCCTCAGTGGGCATTTGAAACATATACTTTACCATAGCCTTATAAGGTAATTGATAAAGTGTGGACTTATCTTCATGATCACCAGGAAGAAAGCCAATTTCCCTGGTAGCAACAAGAGACCTAACAATATAAATCTTTTCGTATGGAGTAGTTTCATCCAGTACATCTTTAAGTGCTTTATAAAGTGTAATAAAAGTTTTACCTGTACCCGCACACCCATATGCTACCAGATTTTTATTACTCTCATATGAATTAAATAAAACTTGCTGATTTGTAGTGAGAGGTTCAATATCTCTCAACATCTCAGCATTAATTGGTTTTTTCCTCTTCATCTGCTTTACTGTTAAACCGACACCTATTGGTTGATCTGTTTTTTTCTTTCTTGGCATAAAATTAGATTGGTTTTACTCTAGATCCTGGAGCTTTAGATGCTTTATGAAGAACATCATTCCAACCTGGATGTGTTTTTACTAACTTATCATATACTTCCCCAACTTCTCCAACACCAGCAACTCCTGCCTGCCAATCTTTGTCCCAATCAGGATTCTCCTTTCTCCATACATCATATTGTACCATAGACATGGAGAGTTCTTTAGTCTCTCCAGTCTCTTTATGTTTCACTGGATATGTAGGCATTTTATCTATAATAGGTAAAGGTATTTATTCAATAAGGATTGAAGGAGCATCTTCACATTCTGGACAATCTTCATGACGCTCCCAACCTAATGCTTCAGCAACTGTAGGGAACTGACATCCAAAAATACAACGAATTACTTCTACAACTTCCATGTGCTCTTTCTGTGTTCCATGTGCAGATCGTAAATCAATATAATGAACCCATGACCTCACTGAACCAGTCATATAAAGTCGTGTAGGAGTAGCAAGAGGTAATACAAAACGAGCACACTCTTTTGCTACACCATTATCTAACATATCTTTATACAACCACATCGCATTCTCAAAATGATTTCTGATTCCTATCTCATAATCATGTACAAGTTTAGGATCCAAATCATCTGTAGAGTTCTGACGATTCTTTGTGTCCTGTCTACGCAATTCAGGAACAGGTATAGTATCATCTAACATAGAAGCATCAGCATACCTCTGAGAAAACTCTTGGAAGGTGAATGAACGATGCCTTAATATCTGTGCGGCAAGTCCTCTGGTAGTATTGATCTCAACAGTCATAAATGCCTGCTCAAAGACACTCCAGTGCCCATGTTCTATACAATACTTTAATAGACCCGCAAACTTCTCATTATCCTGATTCTTGGGGTTGCTAACGCGAGCAACATATGCCATGTGCTTCTCCGCATCAGGAGTAACACTTACTAATTTAATTTCTGGTTTCATAGTTAATCTGGATACCCGTCATCATCATCAAAAATCTCATCATAGTCATCAAGTAGTGGAACCGATTGCTTATAGTTCTCATACTTATAAGAATCAATATCAGAATACACTTCAGATTCCAAACAATCAACTAATGACTTAAGATTTTTAACAATAAGTTTTAGTTTTTCTTTGTCCATACAATCCTCCATCCCCATTATTATAGTATAAAAAAAGAGGACCTGTCAAGCAGACCCTCTCTTCAGCGTATTTGCAAAGTAAGATTTAGATCACCTTGCACACACAACCTTAGATTCTGTGTGCTTAATGCCTCTGTATGTTAATTCAGAGACTTGCTTCTGACAGCTCTTGCTGTCTTTGGTGTCATATTTAACACCGCGATAAGTGACTTGTGCCATAATTTTACTCCTAAAGTAGTTGGATTTTAAGGCCCGTTCCTTTAGTCGTTTGCGTCCTATGAGTTAAAACATGCAGGTTCAGTTCCGTCTTTCATAGTTTCCAATATTTCTTGCTTCAACTTTTCACTGACATCAGGAAATTTCATATCCTTTATCAGCCAATTATAGTCCTCACATGACATGAGTCCTGTATGTGGTGTAGAAGCAATTAGAACTGGTAGTAGCAAGTTGAACATAGGATGAACGCTCCGTTCCGCGACTTACTTGCGGCCCTAATGGGCTGAACGTATGTGTTAATACTAACACAGGTACTTTATTTAGTCAAGCAACTTTGTATAATATGATACCGTTTTAACTTTTATAAATCTTCTTTCCTTTAACTATCCTTCCACTGCCCCTTTCATCCCAAAATTTAATACCATATACTCTGGTATCATATCTAAGAGCACTACATTCTTCTTTAAAGGCCTTCCTTCTTTCCCTTTCTTGGAATTCGTTTTCCATTTCTTCCTCAGATTTTTTCATTGCAATCTCTCTGCTATACCTGCTGCATGTTTATTAGATCTAATTATTTTATATACCCAAATCCTTTCCATTAAACTCACATCACGGCCCAATTTAATTCGACAACAGATATCAGTAAGCTTTAATCTGTAATTTGTGCTTAACATTTTCAATTGCTCTAGGTAAAATTTCGTATTCTCTCTGTTGAATGACTTTGGTTAGTGACTGAAGTGTATCATGTGGAAAGATCTGAACCTCTTCTTGACATATTATATCACCAGAATCAAGTTCTTCCGTGACATAGTGGACAGTACAACCAGTGGTATCATCACCACTCTCTAGTGCCTGTTCAACAGCATGCAGTCCTTTATACTTAGGTAATAAAGATGGATGAATATTTATAATTCTATTTGGAAATGCATCAATCAACTTAGAAGAAATAATTCTCATCCAACCAGCAAGAACAATAAGATCTACTTCCATTGCTTTAAAAGTTTTGATGATTAGATCTTCATCTTTACTTTTAATATGAAGATGAGGTATACCTAATTTCTCTGCTCTCTTAGCCGCACCACATTTTTCTTTGTTGTGTATCATCAACACAACTTCATCCTCTCTACAGGTACGAACTACATTCTCAAAATTAGATCCATTGCCACTGCACATTACGCCCAGTCTCATTGTCCCTCCTTAAGATACTCTTCATATTCATTTAACTGATATTCTGTCCAATTCCTTCTATACCATTTCCCTAATGCACCTCTTAATAAAGCATCACTAATACCATTAAACGATTTAACTTTTTTATTATTATACTCTCCTGGTTTTAATTTTGGTGGAGGATTCATAAGTTCCATTCTCTCTTCAATAAGACGCTCCACCTGTTTCTTATCCAATCCAGCCGTAGCTCTACAATTATCCAAACAAATTAAAACACACTCATCATCAGTCCAAGGTACTCTCTTCTGAAATTTACTCTCATCACCATCTGGATACTCAAATTGAATCTTCAGACCAATTTCCTTCATGCTCATTTTAAAAAATTCCCATGCTTATCTAACAGTCTTACTTGATTAAGATTAGATTTCTCACGCTTTTTAATTTTCTTATACTCTTTAATAAGTTTATCTATTTCATCCTTAGGGATGTTAACTTTTAATTTTTCTTTACCAAACCCTCCACCATTTTCTTTCTCTAGATCCTCTACAGTCTCCACATATTCATTAATAACATCCTGAATTTCATCTCTTATGATCTCATTTATTTGATCCTTAAGTTCATCGCTCATTTTCTTTTCTTCTTTCTACCAGGTTGTTTATATCCCCACAATGTAGGATTGACTGTTCCATATCCCCATTCTATTCTCTTTAGATCTTTATTGTACTTATCATAATACATATCAAAAACATTTGATTGCTTACTAGCACGAGTTACATCTAACAACTCCTTCCCATCTACATTATACCAAACAAGAAAGGTATCACTAGGAAACTTTTTATTCTTTGCTTTTTCAAGTGTAGTATTTTCTAACAATACATGTGCGGAATAAGCATTACAATCAAACCTATCCTCTTCTTTTGTTTCTTCTACACTTTCAACTTCTTCACTCATGAACGACCACCCCATTGAATATCTGGGAATGCTTCACCAACAATCTCGCGTGTAATTTTATACTTAGATGCTAACTTCTTATCTTTTACTAAACATAAAATTTCTGCTTCCTCTGGATGAAGTCCTTCCAACATCTGAATAAACATAGTTTCCCTACGAAGAGGAGTTAATGTAGGATTACCTCCATGCACAAAATGATATAGATTTTTCCACTCTCTTCTCAAAGAAGTATGATCTGTGCCAATAGGAACTTCATTGGGATTATAAGGAACCTCACCTTCAGGAACAATAGAAATAACTGTATCATCAAAGTTCCAAATAAGAATAGACTTTAAAGCATCACTTTCATATTCTTTAAGAACTTCTACCCTCTTCGCTTTTGATCTTTGCTTACTTGCTAACTCAAGAACCTCATGAAGAAATGGGTTAGGTGGAAGTTTAGTCGTCGTCTTCGTCGGTGTCATAATCGTTTTCAAATCGAACTGCTACAATTTCATCAGGAACTACATTCCCATGCTCATCAAACATCTCTGGATGTGTATAAGCAACATACTGCTGCTCTAAATGATGCTGTCTTGCTAACCATCCTATCATACCTCCTACCAATAAAGCAAGAAATGAAACTACTGTGCTCAAAGTCAGTGTTACTATGGTTGTTTCCATGTCATCCCTCCAGAGTTTTTATTTTTTTCTTACATCCAAATAAAAATTAAAATGAAATACAATATCTCTCTTAAAAATAGAAATCATATTTCCAAACTTTATCTGAAATGTTTTAGGCTTTTCTTGAACTTTCCTCCTATTTCTTAATAATAACTCAACCCCTCTATTAATATGAGGTTCGTCATTATTTAGAGTCCTTTCTACGCCTTCCTCTTTTTCTATCACGACTATATCTCCAAGCATCTTCAAGGATGCCATACAAATAATTTCTTATCTTACGTGCTTGTGGTTTAGGGATGTGATGATATGCCTCACGCAATTGTTTGTGTTCGTTATCCTTTCCACCCCTAATATATTCTTCAAGTTCTAATACAAGTTCACTCAGTTCATGAGCAGTAGAACTTTCAATAAAAGAATCTACTTCTACCTTTGTAGTCTTACGGTATTTTAAATACTCATAAAACTTGAGTTGCATTTTCCCTTCAAAAGCATACTCAATAGCATGTTCAATCATATCATAAACGTTTTCAAAATCGTCTTTCATTAGACTAATTTATTCTCCTTTAAATATTGAACTGTTTCTGTACATCCACCTAGATTTTCACCATCTAAAACTACTTGAGGAAAAGTAGAACCTTGACCAAATTGTCCATAGAAACTTTCTCTATCAAAGTCTCTGCCTAATTCATAAACAACATGTTTTAATTCAGCAAGTTGTAGTACTTGAACAACCTTAACACAATAAGGACATCCTTGTCTAGAATAAACCGTAAAATTCATAGGTGTTGACTCCATTACTTTCTCTTCTGGTTCTAAATTTCCGATCATTTTTCTACTTTAATTTATTGAACTACAAGACTCCAATCTTTATCAAAAAGATCAAGTCCTTGGTCAGTAAGAACATGCTTATACATCTTCTCAAATACTGGAGTAGGTATAGTACATATATTAGCACCATACTCAAATGCCCTACCTACATCTCTTACATTTCTAATAGATGCAGCCAATACCTTAGTATCAAATACCTTTTGCTTCTCATAGATGTTAGCAATATCTTTTACAAGACACAACCCACCATATGAATTGTCATCTACTCTTCCAACAAATGGAGAAACATAAGTTGCTCCTGCCTTAGCAGAAAGAATTGCCTGTGCTGGTGCAAAGATAAGAGTTACATTAACTTTAATATGATCTTTAGTCAACTCCTTACAAGCAGCAAGACCATTAGGGGTACAAGGAACTTTAATAGTAGCAACCTTACCAAACTTCTTAGCAAGTCTACGACCTTCAGAAATCATATTAAGTTTATCACCAATGACTTCCATACTAATATCTTGAAGACCAATGTCTTTGATCTCTTGGTAAACTTCCTCAGGATTTCTACCACTCTTTCTAATCAAAGTTGGATTGGTTGTTACACCATCAATCAACCCTGTAGAAAAATGTTTACGAATAACATCTGTTTCCGCAGTGTCTAAGAAGATTTTCATTCCGTTCTGTTCTTCCATAATACCTCTTATATATCAATCAAAGTTTTTTAGTTGTTGTAAAATATACTCATATGCTTTTACTATATCACCCTCCTCCTTTCTAAACAAGTCCTTATCAAAACTTTCACCTTTTCTCCAGAGTCGCATTCCATCAGGTGATAGTTCATCAGCAAGGAGTAAATTCTTGTTAGCATCATATCCAAACTCTAATTTAAAATCCACAAGTGTAAATCCAATATCACGAAAGATATTCTTAAGTATAAAGTTAACTTCTCTTGCTACTCTTCCCATCTCTTCTATCAACTGAGGACCATATCCCATTAACATAATACGATCTACAGTAAGTAGTGGGTCATCTTTCTCATCGTCTTTCAGATACCACTCAACCAATGGCCAATTAAAAATTCTACCTTCTTCTAGTGTTGTCTGTCTAACTATTGAACCAGTAGCAACATTTCTAACTATTACTTCTATCGGTACAATGTCTACCCTCCTACAAAGCATTGTTCTCTCAGTGGGCACACTAATATAGTGAGTTTTAACTCCACGCTCTTCTAGTTTCTTAAAAAGAAACTCAGAAATCTCACAACAAACTTGCCCCTTACCCTCAGGGAAATCCATCTTCTTACCATTACCAGCAGTAACCTTGTCCTTATATTGTATGAGAACATTATCTGGTTCACTACTAGATAAAACAGTCTTTACTTTTCCTTCTAATAGTTCTTTCATTTTATATGTAAATGCATCATTTTTTCCTCCTAGGTACATCAATTGTCCACGCATCATTACTACCTTTTAACTTGACAATATCAAACTCACTAGGCTTGGGTTGAATGTCTCCATACTGAGGGATCTGAAATCCAAATGCCTGACATTCTTCTGAATCAGAAAGATCAATACCACAGTCTTCAGCATAGTCCCAGATAGCACGATCAACCTGCTCAAAAAGAGAATCAAAGGTCATCCTACGACGCAAATCATTAGCAATGTTATCTACATGCTCATCATCTAAATCAACTCCACATGGTCTATCCTTTACCAACTGATTGAGATTAATGATGATCTTACATTCATTATAAATCGACATTTAATGTAGAACCAATACTGTCATTACTATACCTTCTTGCTTCCCTTTCGTCAAGAACCTCATTAATAAGTTCTTTCAATTCTATTCTCAAATCACCATCAATCATTTTAGATACATGTAATGGTTTAAATGGAGGATACCCATTAGGATAATGAGTAGTCTTAAGCATACTAGATTTTTCAATTCCAGGTGCTGTCATACCCTGAGTGTCTATCTTATCTGCCTTACTCATAAATCATCCCTCCACCATACATTTTTTTTCACTCTGTAACATTTAGTTGCTCCATACTTTTCTTTAATACCTGACTTCCTTCTTTTCTCTCCTGCTTCTCTTCTCAATTCTGATGATGTTTTTCTCTCTTGAAATTTTTCAAAGTCAGGAAACTGGCACTTCTCACGCCATATTTTTATTTGTTCAACCTTCCAATTGATATAATAGATGGTAGGAACACAGATAGGATTCCAACCTTGAAAACCAAATCCTCCATGATCTCCACTAGGGATAGGAAAATTCTTCTCATCATCAACATCAATATGAAGGTTGCCTCTACATCTAACAAAAAAACTTTCATCTTCTGTAAGTTTTGATCTATAACGTAAGTGATCACTCAATACATTCTCTGTGAAATGGTCATCAGGAACGTCCCATGTTTCATCCATCAAGATAATCTATCATACTCTTAAGAGTATGTATATTGTCTCCCACATTCATCAATGCAGTTTTACAAGACTTACATAGAAGACCTCTCACCTCCCCTGTTTCTTTATTACGGTCTACCATAAAGGAATTATGCTTTCCCCCTGCTTGTAGGGTCTTACAGATAGCACACTGATTATTTTGCTTCACCACCATCCTATTATATTCACTAAAAAGAATACCCTTCTTTCTACTTTTACATATTCTTTTTACAGTACACTCCTTACACTCATAAGAATAAGAAGATAAGAGTTTAACATTCTTGCGTGTTCTATAATAACCATCTATAAGATTTTTTTCTTTACCACAGACTCTACACTTTCTATTCTCTAAGAGAAGATGTCCTAGTTCTAACTGGTCATCTAATTCCATGCATTAAAAAAGACCCTATAGTAGTTATAGGATCTTTAATCTAGGACTTACCAGCACGCAGTGCCTAGTCTTTAGGAGTTAATTTATAGGCACCAAATACTGCGCCTCCTACCATAGCTAATACGATTAAAACTTCCATGATTACCCCACAGCAGGCGCTAGAAGGGCGACCGGAGTGCTTTCAGCAGCAGC